CAAAGGCATACAACTACGACTCACAGTGCTATATCTATCAGAGTTTGTTTGGGAAGCCATTGGTGTTCTACGTGATTGACAAGGGCACAGGTGTTCTTGGAATCTTTAGACCAACAGAAGACTTTGTAAAAGGTGGTGAGTTAAAGGTAGGCAGAGCGATTGAGGTGTTTAATAAATACTTTGGTTCTGCTCCATCAGATGACATTGTTAACTATTATATTGACGAGTATCTATTATAAAAAAATGTGTCTGTAAAGACACAAATGGTCAGGTGGCGTAGTTTTTCCTCATAGTTTTTTACGTGTTGGTACTTCATGGGTTCGAATCCCATCCTGACCACAATTGCTTGTTCTTTAGATTACCAATTAAAAAGCCCTGTCTCGCAATGCAGGCATTTTATATTTAAACCAATCATTAGTTTAGCCTCAGAGGTTGATGGTTGTTAAAACAGACTGAGGCAATACTTAACAATTAAACACAATGGCACAAGACGAAAAAATCTTTGCAGACGGTTTCTCATTCAAGAGAAGCGAAAAAGCCCCTGACTTTGTAGTGGGCAGATTATCAATGAAAGCAGATGATGCTGTAGCATTCATCAGGACTCACGAGAAAGGCGGGTGGGTAAACCTAAACATTAAGACTGCCCGTAGTGGCAACCATTATGTTGAGTTGGATACCTATGAGCCTAATCAAGGTGCTAACAAACCAAAGCCGGCACCTGCTCAGGCTGACGTGGAGGATGACGATATTCCATTTTAATCCAATACCGATTAGAATAAAAATTGGGGGAGTATATCTTCCCCTTTTTTTGTCTCTAATGAATGACAGAAATGTCAATAAATTTTTTCCTATACTACTATATATATAATATTACTATTCTTTATTATTTTAATTTATATTATAGAGAAAAAATCGACATTATCGACATTAAATTAATAATCAGATAGTTAACTAAAGAAAATCGACATAAAACCGACATAGTATGACACAAAATGTGACGATATTCCAAAATATAAGAGAAACCGACACTCCTTTCTTCCGTGATGTACACATAATCCTTGACAGGATTAAGGATGGAGCAGGTGCAACAAAGGAATTGGTAAAGAAAATACGCTTAGAGAAGCGTAAGCCTGAGAGACAGGAACTAAAGAAACAATTGCCTGCAATATGTTTCAGTGGTACATTCAACAAAAGAACTGACGCATCACTACTTGAGCACTCAGGATTGATATGCTTAGACTTTGATGGATACCTAAAGCAAAAGGAATTATTACAAGACAAAGAGAGTCTATCTAAAAACAAATATGTATTCTCTGTGTTTATTTCGCCATCAGGAAATGGCTTAAAAGTATTGGTTAAAATTCCTGCAGATGCAGAGAGCCATACACTGTACTTCAATAGCTTAGAAAAATACTTTAACAGCCCTTATTTTGATAAGACGAGTAAGAACATCAGTAGAGTATGTTATGAGTCCTACGACCCTCTAATTGCGGTCAACGAGAACTCCTCTATTTGGGACGTGATTGAGGAGCCTGAGTACACCGAGGTAAGCAGGTCAAGAGACAAGGCTACCATACCCATTACAGATGAGAATAAGATTGTAGAGATACTTGTTAAGTGGTGGGAAAAAAAGTATCCAATGAGCGAGGGACAGCGTAATCAAAATACATACGTCCTTGCTATGGCGTTCAATGACTTCGGTATCAACAAGAGCCTTGCCTCATACGTGCTAAATCAGTTTGCATCAGAAGAATTTACGCTCAGAGAGATTGGTACAACCATTGACTCAGCGTACAGGCATAGTGCGAACTTCGGAACTAAATACTACGAGGATGAGGAACGCATCAACAGTATCAAGGCAAAGCTAAGACGTGGCGTATCAAAAAAAGAAATCCGCATCCAATTGCAAGACTCCAACTTGGATAGCGATACCATTGAGTCCGTACTGAATAAGGTTGAGGAAGAGAATGCGATGCAGACCTTTTGGGACAGGAACGATAGAGGAGTCATAAAGATAGTGCACATACACTTAAAGCAATTCTTGGAGGACAACGGGTTCTATAAGTATTGTCCTGAGGGTGGTAAGAACTACATATTTGTTAAGGTTACAAATAATTTGATTGACCACACATCAGAGAAGGAGATAAAAGACTTTGTGCTTACGCACCTATTGGAGTTGGATGACATAGCGGTCTATAATTATTTTGCAGACAATACACGATTCTTTAAGGAAGAGTTTCTGTCATTGCTGTCAACGATTGAGATTTACTTTATTGCAGACAATAAATACTCATCATACCTATACTACAAGAACTGTGCAGTAAAAATCACAAAAGATGGTATTACAACCCTTGACTACTTAGACTTGGGTGGTTATGTTTGGAAAGACCACGTTATAGATAGGACGTTTAACCTGTGTGGAGTAACAGATGCGTGTGACTTCAAGAAATTTATAAGTAACATTAACGGAGGAGACCTAGAGCGAGTAAAGACAATGGAGAGCACCATAGGATTCCTGTTGCATGGCTACAAGAACTTATCATTTTGTCCGGCAGTTATTCTTAACGATGAGGTGATTAGCGATAACCCTGAGGGTGGTACAGGAAAGGGATTGATTATGAATGCACTGAGCAAGATGAAGAAGTTGGTCGTTATTGATGGAAAGTCATTTGCTTTTGAGCGTAGCTTCGCTTATCAGTTGGTATCAGCAGACACGCAGATACTTTGTTTTGATGACGTAAAGAAGCATTTTGACTTCGAGCGTTTGTTCAGTGTTGTTACTGAGGGTCTGACACTTGAGAAGAAGAATAAGGATGCCATCAAGATTCCCTTCAGCAGGTCTCCTAAGATTGCCATCACTACAAACTATGCAATTAAAGGTACAGGAAATTCATTTGCAAGACGTAAGTGGGAGTTAGAACTACATCAGTATTACACTAAAGAATATACGCCACTTGATGAGTTTGGTAAGTTGATGTTTGGAGATTGGAATGATGACGATTGGTGTGAGTTTGACAACTACATGATAGGATGCCTAATGAACTACTTAAACACGGGTCTTGTCAAGAGTAAGTTTGTCAACCTTAAGATTCGTCAGCTATCAGCAGAGACTTGCCATGAGTTTATTGAATGGTGTGGATTGGTAGATAGCACAGATAAGAGCGTAGTCTTACAGCCAAATACAAGACTTTATAAGAATGAGTTGTACTCCAACTTCATTGATGAGTATCCCGATTATGGACCGAGAGGCAGGATGAGCGTCAGCAGGACTAAGTTTTATAAATGGATTATCGCCTACGCCCTTTACAAAGAGGGTGTAATGCCTGAGGAAGACAGAGACCAAAGTGGACGGTGGATAATCATCAGAAGCAAACCTGAGACATTTCAGGAGCAAATATTTTAAACAAAAAGTTATGACACCACAAGAAAAAGCAAAACAATTAATTAGTATTAATTCAGTTACTATACTCAGTGAAGTAGGTAGTAAGATAACTATGTATGAAATTAAAGAGATAGCTAAACAATTTGCATTACTTTCAGCAGATGAGGTACTAAGTACCCTATATGATTATCATTATGATTCCGGAAGTGGAGCATACGACTATTGGCAAGAAGTTAAAAAAGAAATAGAAAAGTTATGATATTAAATTCAAGCATACCGAATTTTAAAGGCATGGTAAAGAAATCTTACTTTACTAAAGATGAAAAAGACAAAGATGAATACTACAATGTTTATGTTTTCGGTATTCAATCATGTAGTGGAAAGATACTTACTTTTCACGTGATAACTGACTCAGGAATGCTAAGGAGCAGAGTACCAATCTCAGAGATATATACTAAAATGCCAACGAATGACATACCGTTTAACTACAAGCAGTTATGGGACTGCTTCAGCGAGAATGTGTCTGTTGTTGAGTACGAATTTTTAGGATTCCACAGGGCTCATGTTGTATTAAGAGATGGCACCAAGGTGTGGGCTACCTATATGTTTACTGTTGATTGGTATAACAATCCATACAGCGATGAACCATCAGACTACAAGTGTGGTCATATATTAAAATCTGATGATGGTTATTTACTTTGTATGCCCAATAATAGAATATTTTGGAAGGATTCTAATTGGGTAACAAAACAATTGCCTGAAGATTTAAAGCAGTTTAAAGTAGATACTGAACTACATTCTGTAGAAAACCAATCAGATAGGTGGGTATCTGAAGATAATAATTCTTTTTACTATAACATAAATAAAGAAAACTAATGCTACTTGTTAAAAATTATATAGCTAAATCTGAAGGAAAAGGGTTTGGACTATTTGCTTCAGAGTTTATTCCAAAAGATACTTTAATATGGCAGTTTGTTGAAGGTTTTGACACAAAGATTCATAAAGATAAATATGAAACATTAACTAACATTCAAAAAAATCATGTTGATACTTACTTTTGGAGAGAAGGTGATTATTTATATTCGTCTTGCGACCATTCAAACTTTCAAAATCATAGTAATAATCCAAACTCTATTTGTTTAGATGAATATAAAATGATTGCATTAAGAGATATATGTAAAGACGAAGAAATATTAGTGGATTATAAAGATTTTGACGATGACTTTAATTCTTATAAAGATATACTAATATAAAGAAAATGATTGAACGCACCTTAGGATATAGCAACAAAGCGATGTGGGACTACTGCGAAACGCTTAAGAAGGTAATCCTACAGACTAAGATTGAAAAGAGTGGTAGAGGGAAGGCTGTACAGATTCATAAAGTTTTAAAGTACAGGAATGATAAGGATACCATTAATAACATAGTAGAAAGCTGTGAGTATTATAAAAATTTAAATGAAATGGAAAGTAAAGGTGGCGTTACATTCAGGGATTACCAAAGCGATATTATCCTAAAAGGGTCTGAGATATTGTTAAAGAAAAGATTCCTATACCTTGCAATGGAGGTGAGAACGGGTAAAACCCTAACAAGTCTTGGAATTGCAGAGAATGTACGTACACATCAGGTTCTATTCATTACCAAAAAGAAAGCAATTAGTTCAATTGAAGCCGACTACAGTATGCTAAAACCAACTTACTCCCTGTCTGTCATCAATTACGAAAGCCTACACTTGGTATGTAACGATAAAAAGTGGGACTTGATAGTATGTGATGAAGCACACAGTCTTGGGGCTTTTCCTAAACCAAACAATAGAGCGGAAGCAGTTCGTAATTTAATTCGTAGAGATAATCCTATGGTGATTCTATTGTCAGGCACACCAACACCGGAGTCATACTCACAGATGTACCATCAGGTTTATGGTATACCAACAAATCCATTCAGGGAGTTTAAAAACTTCTACAGGTTCTGTGATAGGTTTGTCAACGTGAAACAACGTAAGATTAACGGGCTGTTCGTTAATGATTACAGTAATGGGCTAGATACCATACTCAAAGAGATGGAGCCATACACCATAAACTACACGCAACAGGAGGCAGGATTTATGGCAGAGACCAAAGAAGAGATATTGGAGGTAGAGATGAAGGGGTCAACCTATAAGTTGATAAATAAACTAAAAAAAGAATTAGTAGTAGAAGGTAAGGAAGAAATTATTTTAGCCGATACACCGGTCAAGCTAATGACAAAGGTGCATCAGTTATGCAGTGGTACCATAAAGTTCGAGAGTGGCAACTCAATGATAATAGACCTGAGCAAGGCTGAGTTCATTAAAGAGCAGTTTAATGGGTGTAAGATTGGCATCTTCTATAAGTTCAAGGAGGAATACAATGCACTTAAGCAAGTTTTCGGTGACGAGCTGACGACAGAGCTCGGTGTCTTTGAAGACACGCACAAGAACATAGCACTACAGATAGTATCAGGGAGAGAGGGAATATCATTAAGGAAGGCTGAGTATTTGGTATACTACAACATTGACTTTAGTGCTACAAGCTATTGGCAGAGCAAGGATAGGATGACAACCAAGGAGCGACTTGAGAACCAAGTGTATTGGATATTTGCAAAAGGAGGAATTGAACACGATATTTATAAAGCGGTAACAAAAAAGAAAGATTATACAATTAACCACTTTAAAAAAGATTTTTATGACGACAATTATAATATGCCTAATAATCGCTTGTATGATAGCATTTGAAATGTATATCATGTCTGATGATGAAAATTGACAAAATGAAAGAACAGCAGATACAGTCTAAGAAAATTAAAGAGTTGGAAGTTGATGGATACTATGTAATCAAGTTGATTAACACCAACAAGAATGGTATACCTGACCTGATAGCCATACCTCCAAACTCTGACGTGCTTTTCATAGAAGTCAAGAAGCCGGATGGAAAGTTATCTAAGCTACAAGAATACCGATTGAAGGAATTGGAGAAGCACGGAGTAAAAGTGGAAGTATACAAAGGAATTTAAATTAAATCAAATGGAAGAAGAGATATTAAATGAAATGAATCAACTTAAGTTTATAGTAAACTTTGTATTTGATGTTGATATAATTTCTAAAAAAAGAAAAAGAGAATACGTAGATGCGAGGATGGTGTTCTCAAAAATATTAAACGATAACGGATTTGGTCCTTCTGTCATTGGAAAGTATTTAAAAAAAGACCATTCAAGCATTATACATTATCTTAAAACAGTAAATTCATTAATTAAATTTGACCAATCATTAATGGAAAGGTATTTATATGCAAAAGATATGTACCTTAATAAAAAAGAAATTCCATATTACCAAAGCAGTCATAACAAACTGACTAACAGGGAGAAGAAACAGCAGGCTAAAATACATGGTCTGAATGATGAGATAGAAAAACTAATTATAGAAAAATCTAATCTAATGATTATATCAAGTAGAAATAAAAGACTATCAGATATAATAGAATTTATTGATAAACAAACACCACATGGTCAAGAGCGTTACGTGATGCGTAAAATTAATACCATGTTTAATGGATTAAAATTTTATGGATGACAATAAAAATGACGATAACGCAAGAGCATTGCGTATCTTCTTAATGACAAATGAGTGTCATGAAAAAATAACTAATGTTTACGAGAACTTAGTTGACAAGGACTTTGAACTTGCAAAGCAAGATTTGATGGCACTAATCTCTGAACTCTATGTTATGTTAAAAAAAACAAAGTACAATGACTTTTGAAACAGAAACCGATTTGCTTAAAGAAAAAAAAGCAATTGAACTATTTGTAAGCATTTTTGGTGGGTCTTATCAGAAGTTAGACCGAAACGATATAGACTTTAAAGTATTTGACAAAGATAATAAGCTGATAGCCTATGCGGAAGTAAAAGGTCGTATACGTACCATACGTGACGCGTACCCGCTTCCAATATCTGCTAAGAAGTTAGTTAAGCTAATAGATAAAAGAGTCTCTCCTGTCATTATATGGGCTTGTGACGATGGTATAATTTACGGCAAGGCAGATAGGCTGTATGGAGATATTAAATGGGGAGGTCGCCCTCCCCGTGTTGGTTCCGCAAATGATGCAGAGTTAATGGTCTACTACGATAAGCAAAGAGAATTTAAATACGTTAGATACGTTTAATTATTTTTGTTTCTTCAATTCTTCTATTTTAATTAAATTTTTCTTTTTATTTAATATAGTATTGAATTTAGTTTCCAATATCTCTTCTGTAGCATATCCTTTCTTTACCCAATCAGACTCTGCTCCAAAGTTCTTTTTATATAATTCAGGGTCTGCTCCTCTCATCTGAGCCTTATCCTCATATTTACCAAGCAAATCTTTCTCTAACTCCTTTCTAAATTCTCTTTTCTCAGCTAAGTCTCCTTTCCCGGATAGTTCTTCTTTTTTACTTTTTATAAACTCAGCAACTTTTGACATTTTTGACAAGTCAATACTTGAAGCCCAACGCTCTAATGCACTTCTTGTTAAAACACCATCACCGGAGGTTCCTTTTTTAGCATTCTTTATAGAGTTTCTTACAATACTATTTACTTCCACAGGAGCCAAGCCTACATTTGACAAAATAGCAGGAGGAATTAAGTAGCTTAAAGCTTTTTGTTTTTCTTCTGATATTGTTTTTTCTTTTCCAAATTCATCAACATATTTTCCTGTAGTTGATAACTTAGTGATGTCATAAAGCTGACCTGCTCTCTCTGCGGTAATACCAAATAAACCAAGACTCTGAATGTAATCTTGTTTTGGTACTCCATATATTGAGAACACACTTTCTTTTGGAATATCTAACATGGTTTCTGTTAAAAAATTACCTCCTTCTTGAAAAGCCTTATCTAAGATTGGTAAAGGAGATACCACATCAGTAAAGGAACTTGTTACCTGTCCTTTGATAATATTATTAACTCTTTTTTTGTACTCTTCTTCATCTTCATCATCACCCATTAGCCACTTTGATGCAGAGCCCAATAGTATAGCAGAACCTGCAGCAATCATTTTAAATGTAGCCATCTCAACTGCAAATCCACTTAAAGATTTTATTGCAATTTTCTTATCTTCAGGTGTGGAAGTTTTATCACTAAGCACAGAAAGGTCAGACCCAAATCTTGCAGATTGGTTCATTCTAAAACTTGCAAAAGGCATTAGCATCTTAACAAACAATTGGTTTGTTGCTTCTTTATTTGAGAACATCTTGCCTGCTAAGTCCGAGTCAGACACGTTTTGCTGTCTATCTACCATGCGTTGTGCATATTCAGCAGCTTCTTGATTTACCTCATGAGTATTGTAGTCTATTCCTTTTGTGTCTATGCCTTGCTTCTTAAGAGATTGCTCATAGTATGTCATCCAAGATGCTCTTGCAATAAATACATCGGGTTTTACCAAGAATTTTTCTAACCACCAATTGTTTAACTTTTCTATATTTTTAATTAATTTTTCTCCTTTTGTTTTAGAAGCCTCATCAATTAATTTATTAAGAGATTCAACCTGTGCTTGTGATTCGATTCCTCTATTTGATATAGCAAATCCACTTCGGTTTATAAATGAATTTTTTGCACTGTCAAATATTGCACCCATATCTAAATTACCTGCATTAATAAGAGTGTTCATAGCTACAGGTATCATTTGTTTTACCGGCTGAAATACACCACCCAATGCCTGCCCTACACCAATGCTTGCTATTCTATTCAATCCTCTTACCATGCTTGATAATTCATCATTAGAATATGGATTCTTATTTCTGATATTGCCAACATACAATTGGATTCTTTCTTTTAAAATCTTAGCATCTTCTGCTTTTGGAACAATCTTTTTAAAGTCAGGAGAGTTTAAGAAGCCTTCAATTTGTCTGATAGGTCCGGCAGTGCCAATATCTACAAGTGCATCATACATTGAGTTTGAATTATTCTTATCAAACGACAAGTCAATATACCTACTTGTTTCTCCGCTCTTCGGATTAGTTGGTAGTTTATCGGGTTTAACAGCAGTCATTAACACTCCTGTTTCTTTTTTGTAAATAGTTCCATTGTTATTATGGAACGCTGAATCATCATTACTCAACTCTACAGTACCTGTCTCTGTACTTAACTTAACAAACTTATCCGGAGTATAATTCAAATCTTTATCTAAAACTTTATTATATATGTTCTCAGATACGTCTGATAATTGCTCGTATTTATCTGCCCATTCTTTGTTCCAAAAGTCAATACCTTCTAAGTTTACTTTATCTACTCTATCTTTTACTTGTTGTATATTGGTAGCTTCATCAGATTGTTTTTGATTTTCATTAAAACTTTTTGAAGGACCTATTAAATTGTCGTAAACAGTTTGGTACAATTCAGCCTTTGCTCTTTCTTTTTCATTACCCTCTGAAAGGACTTTAATAGATTGTTCTACCAAACCTTTCCTTCGGTTAAACTCAGCTTGCATCTGCTTCTCAGTACCTATAATGTTTCTCATCATAAATGCTGCTAAACCACGTTCGGTGCTATTGTATTCGCTATTGTAAGCCTCTCCATTAGCAGTTTTATTATAGAACTGAGCAATGTATTTCTCTACAATATTATTAGATTCTCTCTGAGCCATTGACTTGTTGTTCTTCAGCATTGTAACACCGGATGCATCTTCAACTTTACCTCCACGGCTAAAACCTTTAAACATTCTTTCAAAAAGAATATTTAGGTTTGTGGTTTGCTCACCTAAGAATCTGCCTATTTTAGGAGACCAATATTTTTTTAATGGTTGAGCAACAATTCCATCTTTCACCAATTTTTTAGCGTTAGCATTGCCTGTGTACTCAGCAAGAATTGCTTCCATCTTTGCGGTAGAACGATTCTGAAAGAAGTTTGCAAGAGCATCAACTGCCTGTAATGCTTGTTTTGGACTTAACACTGTCAAATCCATATCCATAAACCTTTTAATCAGGTCTCTTTTATTCTTGCTAATATCTATATCCTCGTCAGTGAATGGGTCTTTGCCGGTATCTAATGTAGTATCAATTAAAGTTGAGTAAATGTTAAACATTTTCTGTATGGTACTACGTATGATGCCTTCATTGTATTTTGTTATCGGCTCCTTGCTGTCCAACAACTGCATCATATCATCATAACTCAAGTCTGATACATCTACACCCATCAATTCTTGGATTTCATCAACTTTTTGTTGACGCATCATTTCGTCTTGAGCCTCAATAGTCTTGTTGATATACTCAGTTGCGTTCTCAATATTAACAGTGTCAGCAAACTTTACTTTTGCTCCACGTATTGTTGACCCCTTAATAGCTTCTTTAATCTTTGAAGCCATGTCATTGTAAGCATCAATATCCTCAACCATCGTTGGGTCAATCTTTATAAACTTACTGCCTAAGTCTCTGAGGTTCGCATTCTTTTCTTTGTTTTTGGATAGTTTTGAAATGTCTTTCTTTAGATTTTTTGCTGCACTTAACTTAGCTGCATACTCTGCATTAGCAAATACTTTAGCCATGTAGTCAACAAACTTTGACACAGATATTTCACTCAGCATATTTACCTTACCAAATCTTGCAATAATATTAGCGGCTTGATTAGCTGTAATCCTACCGGAGGATGCCATTGCACGAATCTCTTTTGCTAAATCTTTAGCTGCATCTTTCGATAGTTGTCTTATCTGACTAATCACTTTTAGCTTTTCTGCTCTTGAGATATTGGTTATGTCTTTCAATGCACCTAACACACGACCTATTGACACTGCACGCTTTGGTGCTGCACCCATCTTTCCTCGTGCCTCACGCTCTATTATTTTCTTTTGAGCATCATTAGCATTGAGGTACTCATCTTGCGTCCTGATATACGTGTCGATGTTTGAGGTTATCCTGCTATCCTGTATGCCTCTTGCTTTTTGGCGAGCAATTAATGCATCAACTTTCTCCATTAAAGCGTAGAAGCTATCCTGAATAGGAGCAATGTTTATAATGTCTTTGATTGTATCTTGAGAAATATCATTGTCAGCAGCCACTTTCTTTATGGCATCACGCAATAACATACCACCCTTTACTAATCCCTTAAGTGTTTTTATTGCAATCCTAACAACATTTAATGGTATAGCAAGCATAGCCTCATTGGCACCGCCAAGAGCCTTACCAATGCTTTTGTCTGCCCTGTCAAGAGCATTGAATATTCTATCAAGATTGTCTTGGTCAGCTACATCTAAATCAAGAAGGTCATCTATTGTTTCAGATACAACAGGTTTCTTTGCCTCAGCCTTAGCTTTTTTAGCTGCTTCTTTTAAGGCTTCCTTGGCTTTCTCTTTTGCTTTAGCTTTTGCCTCTCTATCAAACTCTTTCTTTTTTTCTTTGTTGTAGTTATTTAAAAGGGCTTGTTTTGCTTCACCTAATGTATCGAACCCTTCTTCATTTTTAGAAAGATTGCTTCCATTCTCATTCCGGGCTTCAAATGTTAAGTTCTTATCTTCGTCTACCATCTTAACAAGGTATCCTATTTCATTTCCATCGACATCTGATACAGGAGTTTCTACCTCAGATAGGTAAGTGTAAGTTCTCCCATTGTCACCTTCTCTTTCATCTTCAACTACATCAGAAGAATTTTCTCTTGAGAATCTAACATCAAATTCAATATCAGCTACTGTCAGTGGAACAAACTGTTCTTCTTCTACAACAACATCAGGAGTATTGTAATCAACAAGAGATTGTGGTGCAATACCTTTGTTGCCTGTGTCCCATTCTGACTTATCAGCAGCATCTACTTGTTCTTTAAAAGACATTACGTCTTTCATAAATGAATCAGAAAGTTTTGATTTTGGATTAGTAAATGCATCGTAATATAGGTCGCTTAATCTTTCAGCCTCATCCCTTAAGTTGTCATCGACGTTGGTATCTCTTTGAATCTCATAAAAATAATGCCCAAGACCATCCGGAATGTTCCATCCAAGACGTGAACGAACCGAATCTAACTTTTGTTTAGCTGTAGATTTTTGTTTCTCATCTCCGGTAAATCCTTTGATACCATCCTTTGCTAAATATGCTTCATTGGTAATTACCTGAATCTCTGCAATTGTACCATTAGATGTAACAATCTCAATAAGTCTTTTTGGATAACCCAAGGCAGTGGTCTCTCTAATTCTTCTTACTTCTTTATTACCCGGGTACTTCTTATCAATTATTTTAAATACTTTTTCAGCATTAGTGTCAGTATCTACTACAATATTTACACGGGCACCATCACCAAGTTTCTCGGTGAATGCATTATACCATCTGATAGCTTTAACAGATGCACGCTCAGGTTTTTTAATTGGGAATGGAGAGATAGATGCATCAACTTGAGAAATAGCATCTTGTGCGATACCTTCTATCTCAGTCTTAGCGTCTTCGTAAAGTTTTTTGTTTGTTTCAAATGTACGCTGAACTACAGGCTGTACTTTTTTGACCAACTCGTCAAAACGGGTTTTATCTTTAGGAGATAGCTTCTTGCCTTTGGCTTGTAGGTCAATTTCTTTTTGACGTAAACCGGCAAGTTCAACTGCAAGTTTTTCTACTTTTGTGGTTGACTCTTTGAACGCTTTAAGAACGTCACTCTTATTGAATTGTCTTGTTTGGTCTGCAGTTCCTTCGTTGGTTGCTCCTTGGTAAGAAGATTTTTTAATCCGAATATCGAGCGAGTCCTCTCCATTACGTCCGAGTATTTGCCCGACTGCCTTTGCGGCTGCAATTGATTTTGAGTCAAAATCTTTTTCTCGTTCTTCATATTGTTCTTCTTTAGTTAAGTTTGCATCTTGTTCTTCAGTAAAAATTACTGATACCTGAAGTTCATTATTATTAATATTAAATGCACCAATACCATTATTTTCTAACGCTACAGACAGGTCTGCTACTTGTTCGTCAGTTATTTGTTCAGCAAATGTATAAATAATTTGTGGATAATTAGTTAGTCCGTTACTATCTATTTCAGAAAGAGGTATATCTATATTGCCATTAACCCATTCTTCTTGCAATTCTGAGTCAGATTCTAATATGAATGCATCTTGAGAATACTTCTCTGCAAAGTCAAATAATAAATCACTAACAGCTTCGGTATTAGCTTGTGGACTAATTGACAGAATCATATTAAATGATGGCTCAAATGAACCATCCCATAATCCACGCTTTGTATCTTTAAACTGAACAGCTACACCATTAACCTTTGCTACTGCATCAATAATCTCTTGTTTGGCATCGTTTAATATTTGAGCCTCCGCATCTTTTATTTTAGCAAGAATTTTAGGGTCTTTCTTTTTAGCATATTGCTTAACAAGTTTATCGTAGTTTAATGATAGCTTCTGAATCCTTTTAGTAAGTGGGCTAAACGCACGCACTGTAGCCGGAGTAATAAGAGCAGAGATGTCTCTAACAAACTTAGGTGCTTGTGTCTCTAAAGACACTATAGGGCTTTCTTTAATATCTTCTTCTAAATCTTGTATTTCTTTTTTACGCCTTTCACTACTTTCCTTAATGTTATTTTTTGCTTCTTCAATAGATTGTCCTTGTTCTATATAAGCCTTTTCTAAATCTCCTGACTCCACAAATTCCAACATATCTTTTGCATTTTGCAATGCAGCTAATCTAGGGTCTTTATCATAAAGTTCTTTGTATTCATAATTACTTTGTTCTAAAGAATCAGTTTCATCTTGAACAAGTTTTTGTACATTTATTTTTTTTGTGATTTTTTCTTTTCTTTGGTCTACTTCAGCTTGATAATCTTCCTTTGCCTTTTTTGCTTTATTATATTCTTCTATTGCAGCCTCAGTATCATCTGCTCTAACAATTTCTTTTTTTGCTAATATAACATCATCTTCTAGCTTAGACAATTTTGCGTATTCTTGAGCTCTAATCTGACCTTCTGTCAAATTTACTTCTTCTTGGACACCTTTTTGGGCAATGATTTCAGATTCTGTTTGGGTGAGTCCTCCCGGAACTTCTTGGCTAACTCCGGCTTCTGTGAGTACAGGTACTTGACCTGCTGTTTGCTCTTGAATGGCATCTTGTTCTGATTTAAGGGTTTCTAATTCTGTTTGTAGTTCAGTTCTTTCAGCAGGTAATAAAGGTCTAATACCTTCTAATAATGGATTTTCAATTTTTGCATCATCATTAGTTATAGTAGTCTCTATCTCAGCAATACGGTCTACTCTTTGTTGAGCAATCTCAGGAGTCTCTGCAACAACAGTTTCAGCAACTGCCTCTTCTTGCAATTGATTCTCTTGAATGTTTTTAATCTGCCCTCTGATAGCAGCAGCTTTATCTTTACCTGTTTGAGTTTTATTACCTTCTAATAAAGTAAGTTGTTTTTCTAATTCAGTAATGGCTTTTAAACTTGGTTCGTTAAGTTCAGGATTTGCTTCCCTTACTTGCTCCATTATTGATGACGTAACTATTTTATCTTGTAATTTATTTTTAAGTACAGGGTCATTAGTAATATCAATATTAATTTTAGATAAGTCAGAAACACTCATCCTTTCTATCATGTCATTTACTATCTGTGGAGATTCTATTTTTAATCCATTTATTTTATAAATAGGAGGAGGTCCACTTTCAGCTTGAGATTGAAGTGTTTCAATTTGCTTTTCTAAAGCATTTGCTTCATCATTTTTGCCTTGTTTTCTTAATAATCTAACATTAGCACCCATTGCATTAAGCAAAAATCCTACACCAAATCCTACACCACCTGCTTCAGTTAATCCTTCAAAAATATTTTGATTCTCATTGTATATTTCTTGAGCTGTTTTATTAGCGTATAGACCTTGCAACACCTCAGTAGTCATTTCTTCTACACCACCCGTTAGACCTGCTACTCCTTTTGTTTTAATATAATTAATTATACCACCTTGTGTGGCATTATTAAATCTTTTCATAAACTGCATAACCGGTATTGTTTCCAATACAGACCCTGTTATAGCATTTTTATAAAACGCTTCAAATGCTTGTTCATCTGTAGCACCTGCTTGCTTTGCTCTTTCATATTCAGACTGACCCATTGTCAAGGCTGAACTTATGCCAACAGGACTAACAATCTGCTTACCTGCTTCTTTTGTTGCAGCTAATGCAGCAGCTTTTACACCTAATGGCTTTACTAACATAGATGCACCTTTTGAGGCAATACTTCCTGCCCCTCCTGCACCTGCAGTAAGAATTGTTGACGCTACTTGACCAAATGCTTGTGCAAATTGGTCTGTTAAACTATTTTTAAATTCTTTATCTTGAGGAGATATTTCGTCAATAGCTCTATTAAAATAATTTCCAAAATCAATTAATGAATCGCTTATTATTCCTTTACCTGTTTCACTTCTTATTTGGCGTGGCAATAATGATACAGCTTTTTCGTATAAAGTACCTACCCCCTTTATTGGATTACCTATAAGGTTTTGATAAAAACCTTTATTTAAAGATGATAAAATATTTAGTCCAAGACCTTGTTCATCTTCTTTATTAGGTGCTTGATATGTCTGAAACCCTTTAGGTATATCATCAGGAGTAGGTGTTTCAACTACCGGAGTAGGCTTTCCTTTTTGTTCAGCAATATATTCCTTCTGTTTTTTTGGAGTTAATACAGAAGGTGCTTCAAAAGTCAGTGGGGAAAAGTCGAAGCCATCCTGTAAATTTTCTCCACCAATTTGTAAATCGGGTGAAGAAGGTGCTTTTTTTTTTAATCCAATAAGTTCTTTATAATTATCTATCTCACCATTATATCCTTCAGACCTAAATATTTCATAAGAATCATTTAATGCCTCAGTATTAGTAGATATTAATTTTTTGAATTGGTCTATAGTTCCATTATACCCTTGACGAGTAAACAAATTATATGCGTCATTCAATGCTTGCTCATCCATAATTATTTCTTATTTATTATACTTAGCTGTACTTTTTGGGCTTATTCCTGTTTGTGATTGAGGAAACAATGGATTTGGTTGTGGATTAGTTACATTATATTCCGGAATAACTTCATCGTTCTTAATTAAATAATCAAATACATAAGGTTCATTGAATCTTTTATTTGGGTCCAATAAGCCATTTAATGTAGTTGTTAATATTCTTGCTGCATCTGTTTTAGATAATCCTTTAGTATTTATTATAGTAGGGTCAAATACTTGTGCTTCACCGGTAACACTATTTACTTTACTTGGTAATTGAATTGTGTATACTCCATCTTTTTCTGTAGCAACCCCTTGAACTTTACTTCCTATTGCTCTTAAGTTTTGTTCTCTATTCCTACCTTCTACAACATTGTTTATATAGCCTGCAAAAATATTTGCTTCCGCTCTATCATTTCTATCTTTTATAGCTGCTGTATTACTACCACCACCTGATGCTGCAGCAGTTTTTAATTGCATAACAGAAGATTTTGTTATATTATCTAATTGAGAATATAAGTCTTTCTTCATTTCACCCTTTAGTTCTTCAACCTGTTTTTTATAGTTAGGTCCATTTGGGTCTATTGTCCAAATATTTAACTCAGGGTCTATGTATTTAAGGACTTTAGTCGGGTCTTTTTTTGCTTCTTCTACACTAATGGTATAATCACTAGCACTAGTACCTAAATACTTCTCAAATGCACTAGTCTGTGCAGGACCTTGAGGAATTATAGATTGTATTTTACTATCAATTGCAGATTCTATTTTTTTAATTGAATCGCCAAGTTCAGGATGCAATGTTTGAATTTTATTTTGATTTGAATTCCATGCTTGAACCAATGAATTTACTCCGCTTAAACTTTTAATCTCTCCCCATATACTTTCTTTTGGTAAACTTACAATATCTATAGCAACTTGACCAAGACTGTCTGCTCCTTTTGCAACTTGTGCAGAAACATCTATAACCGGAGTAACTGTTCCAACTGCTGCTTTTAGTTGATTTGCAGTCATATTTCTTGTTAGCACAGGAACATCTTTGCCATCAATATTTTTCATCTCATATACTCCAAGATTTAAATTGGCAGAAAATGGGTCAATAATAATTTTTGATTTTGAAAAATCAGTAAATGCTGAAGCATCATTCAAATTAGACATATCTATACCTAATATTTTATTTTCCTGAAACTCTTTTATTCTTTGTTCCCGAGTAGAAATTAATGTTTTAGCTACGTCAAATAATGTTTCTGTTTGAGAATTATAATTGTTTGTTCTTAATGTATAATCCCTAGGTTTCATTTTGCCACTTTTCAATAGGTTATAATCTATTTTTTTTTGCTCAATCATGTCATGAGAAAAATTATTTATAGTATCATTACCTCCCCATATACCACCACCTTGAGGGTTGTTGTATAGGTTTTTCATGTCATCCTGATAGGCTTGTTCGTATGCTGCCTTTTTTTCTTCACGAATCTTTACTTCGTCAGAAAGCATATCAGAAAGGTTCTTGCCTACCTCAGCCCAATTTACTTGGCTATCTGCACCACGCTCTGCGTATTTATAATATGTAGCCATTTATTATTGTTTATAATATGGGTTGAACGGATTTGCTTGCCAAACTCCAAGTGCTTGATTAGTTTTATTAAATTGATTTTGCTGTTGTTGTTGCAAAAATTGATTAAAATTATTATTATTTTGTAATGTAGGAATTGGATTTAATGGTTTACCATAATCCATTGTAGCCATAGGGTCAACTTTTTTATTTGTTTTTGAAAACAAAGGAACAAACTGTGCAGCTTGTTTAGCAGTGTTAACAACTCCTTGGAATGCTTGATTTTGTGCTTGTGTTTTTAATTCTTGTGCATTTGCTGCAGCCAACTGTGCACCTTCTACTTCTCCTAAATCTAATTGCGTGCCAATATCACGAAGACGGCTCTCTTCTTGTGCACTTAACTTCTCAAGTGCACTTAACTCTTGTCCCATCGCACTTCTTACTCCTGCTTGACCTTCTTGTTGAGCCATTTGAATACGACCTGCAGTAGCTGCTGCACCTCTCTCGCTTTCTACTCCTGCTTGTATAGCTTGAGCACCTTGAGAAAGTAATGCCTCTCTTTCTAACTCATATGGTTCTTTTTGAATACCTAAGCTATCATAGAAATTAATTTCTAATTTTTTACGTGCAGCCTCCATTGCTTGGTCAGCATCACGTTCAGCATTACGCTGTGCTTGTTTTTGTTTGCCTGCTTGAGCAAAAGACATACCTGTTGATGCTGCTGCTGCTGCTAAACTTATTGCTGCTGTTGTTATGGCTGCCATATTATAATACTTTTATCATTTCTGCTGTATAGGAATCTCCTTTTAGATAACCAAGTTCTTCGTACATTCCTATTAGGCTTTGGTTTTTAATTAATGCGTAGCTATATTTGCTACCTGTTTTTTTACATATATCCGTTAATGAAGACACCAATAACTTAATAGCGTCTTTTCTTTGTGGCTTCTTGGTATATTCCTTGTTAGATATTATCCAATCAACCCACGCTACCTTAGAATTAGTTAAGTACATAAACCCGGCACATACAGGAGTTTCCTTATCGTAAACAATTATACCACCTTTACCATCGTTAGGAAGAAAATCTCTTTGCGGAGCTTCCCATTTCCATTGCTTCCACCAACCTACAAGAATGTCATCGTAATCGCTTTCGTTTAATTCTCGTATATATAATTCCATATACTTACAAAGATATTAAATTTAAGGAAAACTTTTCATTACATCTGACTGTACTGCAAACAGTTCAACCTTGCTTGTAGATGTGTTTTCTAAACTAAACGTACAATAGTGACCCAATACTCCATGCGACTCAGCAATTGAGTTCTTAACATACAAAAAGAACGCATCTTGTATTGGTATCGGTGTAGTACCTGCAATACTTGTATCTATAGTTAATTGGTTTATACTATTGGGTAAGTCAATTGTAATAGCAGTTACTTCACCCGCAAGAACAGGTGTAGTGTATGGAGGTAGTGAGAAGTATAAATAGTCACCAATACTAATAATGTTTCCTATAGCAATAGGAATAGCAAAGTTAATTACATTACCACCTACAACACTTTGACTTCTTCCTATACCATTTACACTTCTAAGAGCAAACTCACCTGATGTATTATTTCTGATAAAAGCAAAGAAAGCTGCTTCTTTTTTCTCAAACCAAGTTGCTTGTATAAATCCTGAGTCTTGCAAGTCTGTTTCTAAAGTTACTCCCCACTTTGCATCGCCTTGAAGGTTTATTGTTTTGAACAATTTATTCTCAAGTGGTGCCGTATTGAATACACTTTGCAAGGATGATGATGTAAATACTCCATAAAATGTATTCCTTAATGGATTTACATTATGCCTATATAGATTTCCTCCTTTAAATGTATAGAAGTAGTTGTTCATTCCTATCATCCAATCAGGATAATAAGAGTAGAAGGATACCCATCCTCCAACCATGTCACTATATGATAATGTATAATTCGGCATATCTATTTATTTATGGAGTACAATCTACATTACTAGATATTGCACCTGTTGTATTATTGTATGTACCAACCCATTTTTCGGCAGTGTTAGATGCTAATGCAAATAATATTCTATCTCCATTTCCTATAGCCCCATTAATATACGGAGTAGCTAAAGGTGGATAGGTGTTATAAAATAATGTTACACCCGCTAAAGTTGGAGAAGATGCATATACTGTTAACTCCGGTGAACCCAATGACACATAGGTACCTGTCTGTCCACAAGCATCAGCAGTATCAACTGCGTATCCATATAATCTATACTCATATCCTGTTGGTGGAGGAGGAGAACAAACTGCCTCACAAGCTACTAAAGTTGCGTAAGTACCCGTACCATCTCCCGGGTCTGTACAAGTTCCTTCAACACAGTTGTATGATACACAAGATGGGCAAGACTGCTGTGGTAGTAATACTCCACTCACTTGCTCTCTTGCTATAACTCCGTTAGAGTAAAATCCATCACTTGCAAGAGTTGTTAACCCTGCATCATCAAATACAGACGTTGCTGAACCAAGTGAAGGAGCGTTTAAATAATATGTTCCCGATATTGCCATTTTAATTTATTTTAATTATGGTATTATACAATTACAGCACGCATCAGCTATATCTATTGTTGAATAACAAAGAGTTACCATTGTTCCGCATCCCGGACAAGATGATTGTACTTGTAATACACCTGATACTTGTTCTCTAACAATACTATTGTCTGAATAAAACCCGTCCGCAGCTAATGTCGTAAGTCCTGCGTCAGAATAAACTGCAGTTGCTAGAGCAAGAGATGCAGCGTTTAAATAATATGTTCCTGATACTGACATTTTAATTTATATTTTAATTTATTTATTCTATTGAACAGTTACAACAAACATCTAATGCACTTATATCTGAATAACATAAAATTTCAGATATAACACATAAACAACATACGTCAAATAAATCTATGTCTGAAAAGCATAGTTCAAGCGGTGTTGCTTCCCTGAAATCCCATATCAAATATAAATAATCTTCAAGAGCAGGTACAGTAAAGTCAGCATAATTAAATGTTCCACTTCCTACATTTGGTGTAGCTGTAGTAGCTAATCCTAATAATATATTTAAATCTACACTATTGTTTCCATAAAGAGTATCTGAAACATGGTATTTAAAACTATCTTCTGCAGGATTAAATACAAATGTATCTGTAGCAAATTGGTTTGAAATTAAACTTACTGTACTTCCTGCAGGAGGAAACGCTCCTGTACCTACAAAATCTGTTGTAACATTATACCTTGATACAAGTGGTGTACTTGTTCCTGAAGTAAATATAACAAGACTCGACTGTAATGGAGATGTAAAGGCTCCATCAACATATCTATATTGTGTATGAACTGTGTCTCCTGACTCATAATCGTTTGTTAAAACAATCTGTACTATATTTAAAGTTGCAGCATTACAACAGTCTGCAAGGATGCTTAATGAAAGGTCTCCTATATAGTTTATGGTAAGTAAAACTGTTTCTACAGCTACATTGTTCTTGTCAAAAGTTAGTACACCACCTGTTGATACAAATCCTGTGGTGTCAATGACACCATCATAATCAACAATAATCTCAAATGAAGCACCTACACTTAGTCCTGAAACACTATAGTTTACGTCAGTAAGCCCTACAACAGGACCTAAGTCTACGCAATACGAAAATGTACTTGCTTCTTCTTCTAAATTACTTAGTGTGAATGTCTGAGAGATACCACAATCCAAACACTGAGGATTACTCGGTAGTGGAATATCATTGCTTGATAATACATACTCATTCATGTAAGGGTCAAACCCACCAAGTTTTTGAGTATTAAATGATGTATTAAACTCATCTCTAAAATAAGTACGCATATTCATTTCAGAGACAACTTTTAGTTGGTCATTTGAGTATGAATCGCCTCTTAGCTGTATAACAGCTCCGCGTTTTACATCAGTAAAGTATCTATCGTATCCCCACTGAATATAACTCTCAGGGTTAAAACTAATACCATATTTCTCAGTACGTGTAATTTGGTTTCCCAATACCTCAGGTACTGAAGCTATAACGCCACCTCCTGTTGAGTCAGATATTAAATTCTTTCCTGATAGGACATAAGATATTTTGTCTTCTTGCAAAGCAAGAACATCATTTGCTCTACCATCTAAGATATAAATATCTCCAAATGAAGGTTCTAATATTTTATAATTAAGCAATCCTAAGTTAAACTCATTTAGCTTATTAACATTTGATTCAGCACTGTACACACCACTGTATGTAATGTCAGAGAATCTGTCAGCCTCTTTGTAGTCCTGAGCGGATACGCTTGTTACCCTATTACCAAGATTAAAAGAGTTGCCTACAATTGAATCCCTTATTTTATAACTCTCTGCTCCATTTCCAAACGCAAAACAATTAAAAAACTTAGTATCTACAATAGCAGGTAATCCTAATGCAATATCTTGGTTTTGAATATTACCCATGTGATTACCATTTGTAATTGCAAATGACATCTCATTTTCAAAAAATACGTCAGGCAAAGAATCAGATGGTTCTGTTTCAAATATTATTGTTTTATCTGAACGGAATACAGTAATATTAACCTCTACGTTTGATGCACGAGCATTAGGTTGAAAAAGACCTGTACATGGCAATGTACCTGTAACCATTAACTCAAGTTGGTTAGTGGTTGTATTTCTAATAAATCTATAATAATTAGTACATAAAGCGGTTGGTATATCGTCTACAGTATTAGTTATTGCTGTTACAAATTCATTTTCAGGAATACAATCTCCACCTCCTGCATATCTTATTCCATCATTTAAAAACTGCTGTACATTTTCACCAATAAACCAATCATACATATTATCGTATGAGTTTCCTGATATAATAGTTCTTTCTAATGTATTTCTTCTTTCCTCACAAAGGTTACCTACACCATCTCTCCATTGTTTTATAGAAAGAAGTATTCTACTACCTGCAGGAACATCATAATCTGAAAATTCCCAAGTTGGATTTATCGGGTCAAATCCTGCTGTTTGAGCAGTATTCATTGGATAGTATAGTATAGGATAAGGTCCTCCTTTAGGAGAAGTTTCTTTTATTTTACCGGGTGCTATAATAGCTTGTTGGTCCTGAACAATATTAAAACTGTTAGGATTAATTTTCATATAAACTCCGGCAGGAATAGGAATAAAAACAGCAGGGTCTAATTCTGTTGGTATCTCAATAAAGTCTGAACTCTGAGAAGATTTCTCAAGAACAGTAGCATACACACAAGATGTAGTAGCACCACTTGAATCAGCTTTTACTATTAATCTATCTCCTACCTCAACCTTACGTGCATTTTCACCCTCAAGTAAAAAATATGCATTATTAGTTAAAGGGTCTTCAAAGAATATACTACAATAAACTGTCTCGTAATTCTCTTCGTCAGGCTTTATTACAAACTTATATCTTGTAGCCCAAGCCGGAGGTAATTGGGTAGTAGGTATAGTTACTTGAATTGAATTTTTAAATGCAGAAAATCCACATGGTATATGCTGAGTATTATTAGGACTAACCAATGCGGTTGTTGCTCTATTAAACTCATCCATGTACACAATACCAATTTCATAATCACGATTACTGTGCAAGCTCTGAGGATTTGCTATCTCTTGAAATGTAGCTTGAGCAAAAGTAACCTGATAGTATTCATAGAATGTTTGTGTTGGAGTTACAATATCATCAACATATTGCATTGCAGGAAACTGTAATCCAATTAAGCTACTTCCCGGACTTGTAACAATCCCTATTGGTTGACCAACTGCACTAATTCCACTACCATTTTTAATATAAGCATCTAAGTTATTTGGTATTGCACAGTTAAATGCATCAGTAAAAGTTGTACCATTACAAGCATTAGCAACTGTTTGAATATTTGCTATATCACCAATTGCATTTTGAAACTCTATACTTGTAGCTAATGCATACACAGAAGTATATGTAGTTGATAAGAAAAATGCAAAATTTAATCTAACTTCACCTGTCTCCTCAGTTGGAAAAGGCACTTGTCCTGTAAACGGGTCAAAATGCTCTATGGTTACATCTAAATTAATTGCAGAACCTGCTACTAAATTTTGTCCTGCTAAATCAAATGTAACTATAGCATTAGTAACAGTTACTGCTCCATCAATAGAATAGTTTCCATTAGAAAGTCCATCAGCAATACTTGTATTTCCTATAGCTTCAGATACTAATGATGTTGTATATTCAAACTTTACAGGAACACCATTTTCATCAAGTAAATCATATCCTTCAATATAGTTACCATACATCAATCTGTTGCCCATTATTGTTTGAGCCTTTGCAAATCTAGGTACATTATCATACAGTCTTAATAATTCAGACTCAGATAGGATTGTAAATATTTTACTGTTTGTAAATGTATACTGATAATCTGTATTGTTAGCAAGCCCTAAATTAGCCTTGTCAAGCTTCTCAATGACTTTAATGATGTTGCCGTCCGCCTTTTTAAAAAGAAGGTCTACACCGACCACTAGAGAGCTTCCTGAGTTATATGTGATTCTTGCAGAGTTGCAAAAATTAGTCATGCCCTCATTTAAAAAACTATCAATACTAAAGCTAAAAGGATTGGGCACAAATGCAGGTTGAGACCATTGAGATGTGGCACTATACTCTCCGTCAATGTATTTGTATCTATAAGCAAAACAAATAAATCGTGTATTTAAAAAGTTCTCTTGACCATTAGTCACAAGAGGTTCTACGTCCGGTGATTCTATAGGTGGTTTCTTTATAACAAGTAAAGACTCAGCACTAATTTGGTCTATGTTAGCAATTGGATTTGGATAGTTTCGATTAATATTTATAAATCTTGGAGCGTTATAGTCATCAGTAAAGAAAAATAAATCATTAAGAATATCGGTTCCTGTAAATAAATAGCTTGGATTAAAGTTAAGTGTAGTATCTACACCACCCCCATCATCTATGCTTATAACATGATAGGTAAGTATGTTTGAAAATATGTTATAAGAAACTATTAAATCAAGTTTACCTGTAGCACCTACAGGAAAATTTGGGTCGTGAATAAGCCAATACAATGTTTCATTTGCACTGTCTTGAATTGCTCCAATACATCTTGCATCTACACTTAATGGCGTTCCATCAATATATGACAAAGATGTAAGAGGAAGATTACCTTTAGTATTTTCAATGACTCCAACTTCAGAATTTTCAGTTGAACCCATTCTGATATTCATAGCATCTACATATTCACCTTCAGGAAGAAGTCGTTGGTCAACAACCTTATTCATCCTTCCCGCTATAAAGTTTCTTGTAAAATTCGCCATTTTATTTTATCTGCTTGTCCATTCCTCTCATGTTCATCAAGAGTCTGCCGGGGTGAATATTACTTATTCTTATTTTTGCATTACTAAGAAGTGACCTTCTTTTTTTACGAGCACGAGCAATAACATATTCTTGAACACCAAGTTTAGAGCTTAGTATTTCATATTCTATTGCTGCATAAATATAGGCTTCAAACAATTTATTTACCGTAATCAATGAATTATCTCCACCCTCCATACCATCTGATACATACTCTAAGATGCACTGCTCTCCTGACATTGAAGAATCAAAATTTATAACTCCTGATTTTCTATCAATATTAAATGTAGGATTAAAGTTTGCAGTCTCTGTATTTAATCCATAAGCTCCTCCTATACTATTCTCAAAAACCCATCCCCCATCAATATTCCAACCTGATTGCCCATCAAATTGATTATTTTGATTTAGATATATGCTTTTTTTCAAATGAGTTAATCTATCATAGTCAATCTCAGAGTATTGTGGAGATAGGGCATTACCATCTTGGTCAAACAAAATTCTTCCTGTATTATCTTGAAGATATGCTTTAGATGAAATTGTTTGAATATTCTCAGATAATGGACGTAGCCATCCATCTTTATACATAGATATACGAACCCAATTTACATAATCAGGTGGTAGAATAAATCTTAAGTTGTCAGGAACGGTTAGTTCTAATACTTTTATTTCTTTAAACGCATCGTAATTTAATTCTTGTATAGCACGTTTTGCATGGAATAATACCTTATAACGCTCTTCATTATTAACTAAAGAGTGGTTTCCTGAATACATTAATAAGAAATTATTTATAATATCTTCTAAACTAACATATTGATAAGAACCCCAATTAGCATCTTCAGGGAGTACTCCCCCATTCTCATAATATTGATACTGTGATATATATGCCATATCTTAAAAATTTATTGTTGCATACTAAATGTAGGTTTCTGTTGTTGTTCTTGAGCCATACCAAATTGAGTAACTTCAGTTTCACGAATTGATATTCCACAGTACTCAAGTATTTTTGTAACTAATTTATACTCATCTTCTATAGGCAATTCAAAGTCTTGATAATCATTTTGTGATTGGTCAAATACAGGTTCTCCATTAGTAAGTGTAATATACGTCCATTTTGGAACTTTAGGGTATCTAAAATAAGTTGCTTCAATCTGACCTTTATTACTTATCGTTACAGGATAAAAAGTTAACTCATCACCTTGTAATGCGTAAATAGGAAATTGATTTGTCGGATTAGTTAAATTAGATTTTACTAATAAAGAAAGTTTATTATTAATTACTTTTTCAGCTTGAACAGTAGTAGAAGAAGAAAAAATACCGTATGAATTAGGAGTTGCAAGAAAAATATTTGAATCTAATATTATTACTGTATTACTTGACACAGAAACAACTTTACCAACTAATCCTGTTGTTGTATTGGTTACTACATCTCCTGCAGAAATACCAAGCGACAAGAAAGTAGCTGAACTATCTACTAATTGATTACTGACAATTGATGTATTAGTTCCTGTATCTAAAACTACAGGTCTACATACAATGTCTAAAAGCATATACGTATAATATCCTGTAGTTGTAGGACTTGGCATTGAGAATTTATTTGCAGAAACCTTTGACAAATAGTCTGTACGCAAAAAATATTCTAATACTTCTGCTATAGGCTGTTCAATATCAGCGTAATCTACACCCGAAACACGAGCGTTTTCAGCATTTATAACCTTATTATAGTTACTGAAGTACTCCTCATATATTTCCATCTGTGAGTTTTGAGCAAACAAATTGAAATCAGAAGGAGAAATATATCCATAATTGTTTTTATTCAATATAGATAATACTGCATTTCTAACTGAGTTTATCATTGATTCTTTTTTTACAAATATACATAAAAAAAAAGAGGGTACAACAAGCACCCTCCTCCTCAATAATTGGTTAATAATAAAAGTTTTACTATGCTAAAGTTGCATCTAACATCTTTAAAGAATCAATACCATCATCACTTTGAAGGTAATGTGCTACCATTTCGTATGGGTCTTCTCCAAAAGGAACAGATAGCATTTTCTTTTTGTTTGTTGCAGTATTAAACCATACTTCTTTTTCACCATTTCTAAGTATCAATAGTTTGTTTTCAAAGAATAAACGAATCTTAGCTTGGAATTTTAACTCCGGGTCATTTAATATATTCAAAAACTCTTTAGGGTCTCTCTTAGCAAATACTAATATGTCACGCTTTAACTCAGCGGTTGATACAGTAGATGGGTCTTTACCAAACATTACTCTTGTAAGAGTTTCAAGTTGGTCAAGTGATAATTGACGTGCTTCAACTAAAGCCTCAATCTCTAAGTTTAAATCGTCAACCTCTACTGCAGCATCTTTTTCTTTGTTTACTTCAGAAAATATAGTACCATTAAATGGGTGATAGTGAAGAAACTCTTGTAATACAGGATTGTTTTTAGGAACTCTTAAAAACCCATCTTCAAATATAATAGGTTCTATAATTGCATTTCCATCTTGCTCATCCTCAAATGGTGACTTTTGATTTGTTGAATATCTAAGTGACCTATTAACATTATTCTTTTCATCATACCACATTAAAGGAAATCTAGGATGATTTCTTGATGCTAATGTATAAGATAGAGGTGCTCCAATTTTTAATTTATAGACTTTGTCTATAGCTGTTATATTCTTTGCCATTATTTATTTAATTTAATTTGATTTAATTTAAAAAAGGAGAGTGTCTTTAAGGACACCCTCCAATTAATTACTGTCTTATCACCCGTAACGGAATAATACGAAGTTGTTTGCACCTAAAGTACATACAGCACGCTCAGAAAGGAAGTTAACCTCCATTGCATCTAAGTCGCTTGTAGCAGCACCACCGGCAGAACCTGTAATCCAAGTTTTGTACCTACGGTCTTCAGCTTCAGAAGCACGATACCTTACGTGTAAGAAAGGACGCTTTGCGTTCTTGCCCATGATTTGGTCGTATACTGAAGTAGAACCTGCAGGAACCATTAAACCTGTGATAGTACCTGTTGCAGTTGCAGCAGTAGTACTCAAACCACCACGCATTGTTGGGTCGTTTAGGTATTTCCAATCAGACTTGTAGAAGTCATATCCTCTACGGAATCCTGTGAAACCTAAGTTTAACGCCATGTCAACATCGTTGTCGAATAGACCATAAGATGCAGATGCAGCAGCACTAGCTCCGTTATATCCGTTTAATGTAGCCAACATATTGTCAATGTCGAAACTAAGTCCACGATTTACGAATACTACGTTCTCTTCGATAGCACCTTGCTTATCAAGACGAGATACAATTGAATCCCAATCAGAAAGTGAAGTTGGTGTACCACCTCCCCATACGTTACCACGAAGGTTTACAACGTAGAAGATACCTTCAGAACCAATGAAGCCTGCAGTTGCAGCACCTGAAGCAGATGCAGCAGGAACTGCTTCAATCATTGAAGTTTCCAAGTAATCCTCAAAACGAAGACGAGTCTCGTGTTCTGATTTCAAATACCAAAGGTATCCTGTAGCACCATTCTCAGTAGTTACTTCTACCCATCCGATTTGAGCCATGTCAGAACCGTTAACCGCATACTTATCTTTGATGATAATAGGGTTATTAGAGAAGATACTGTCTTCTGATTCCAAAGAACCAACCATTCCGTTAGTACCTTTCTTAAATTCAGAACCGTAAATGAATACAGTACACTGAGTAGAAACAGCGAATGCTTGACCTGCAGTCTCATAGTAAGCTACTGTGAAAGTAGTTGCTGAAGGAACTGCAGTTACGATAGCCTTGTTGAAAACACCTGATGAATTGTTTTGAATCATCAAAGTTTGTCCAACACGGATAGCGATGTAAGTAACACCACTGTCAGCTACTGTAAAAGTTGCTGTATTTGATGCTGCTGCTGCTGCTGAAGTACAATTTGTGTACTTAATGTGTAAACGTCCTTGTTCTGCCCATTTGATTTGGTCAGAGTTAGACGGCATCTCTGCTCCTACCATACGTAAGAAAGATGCGATTGTACGATTACCATAACGCTCAAATTCTTTTTCGTAAGTATCAGGAAGATACTGATTCAAGAAGTCAAAGTTGGTAATGTAGTTTGTCTGTAACGCTACCTGTTCTGCAGCAGGCTGCAGGGCGTAGGTGGGGTTATTTAAAAGTGCACTTGCCATTTTTTTTAAATTTAAATTGTTTTAAAATCGTTTTATACTGCGTATTTTCAGGTTTCTACCTGAATCAGGATTTACAGCCTTTACCTGAAATCCATCAGTTGTTTTACCAATTTCAGGTACTCTACGTTCAGACATTTGAATATTTTTAATGCCTTTCATCGTACCCTCCGTTGCATCTGACTGTCCTTGTTCATAAAAGAACTTAGCAAATTTTTCAGGATTCATTGCTATTGACAATGACCTATGATAGCCTGATGCGTCTTTCATTAAACCTTGCTCATCCAAGAACCTATTAATAAAGTTCTGTGGAGTGGATTGGTTTTTTTTCAACTCATTAGCATCACCCGGAGCAAACGTAAACTTCTTGTCATTAACATTAAACTCAAAACCTTTGAACTCATTGTTAAAAACATCATTCGTCTTTTGGTCAAACCATTGACGTTTACGATTGTTTTCCTCCTCTATGGTCTTTGCCTGTTGGGTATATTGCTTATAGCTTTCGTATACTTCCTTCTCTTCATCGGAGATAAATGCCGTTCTTGACTCAAGAGGCATCTTGTATTTTTCCTTGTAAGAATTGAAGTATTTCTTGGCTTCAGCAAGAACTTTCTTCTTTGTGATTTTTACTCTTTTAATGGTTGACTCATCATCCAAATCTTCATCGTATCTGTAATCATCCATTAACGACTCGATGTCATCACTATCGAGTCCTTCCTGCGTAGCAGTTAAGTATTCTTTAAGGAGTTTATCAGGGTCCATTGAATCAAAATCTTTCTTAAGATTAATGAAATCTTCAAAACCTCTGCCTGTTTCCTTTTTATATTTCATGTAAGCAGCTACATCTTCCGGAATAACCTCTGCGTTTTCACGTTCAGCTACTAAATCGTCTAATGAGTTAATCTGCTTATTATACCTTTTACCAATATATGAAAGAACGTCTTCGTCTTTTAATTCTATTTCTACTGCTGCAGGTGCTTCTGCTACTTCTACTACTATTTCTTCACTACCTGAATCATTATCTTGATTCATTTGTTTTTCATGCTTATCAAGCAATTCTTGTTCTACTTGTTGAACACTTTTTGGTTCAATTATGTCTAATGCTCTTACTTTATATTCCATTTGATTTGATTTAATTTATACAAACTTAGATAAAAATTATCATATTTTAACGAGGTTCAAATTCAGCTAAATCAAATCCGTCCATGCTATCCTCATTTGATTCAAAACTCATAGGAGGTAGATTGTTTTTTCTTTGATTAATTAATTTAGATTGCTCGCTATTTTGTTGACTAATTCTTTTTGCTTTTGCATCTTCTTTCATTTGGTCTCTCTTATCTAAATTATTGACCTCCATGCCATTCAATTGCATATTATAGTCAAACTCTTCACGCATTAAATAAGACTTCATCTCAGCTTCTTTCTCCATCTTCTGAATATCGAATGCTACTTCTGCTTGTTTAATCTGCATTTTAGACCTTGTTTCCATCTCAATCTTTTGCATAGCAACTTGAGATGCCAACTCTTGAGACTTCAATTGTTGTTGAGCAATCATGGCTTGTTTTTGCATAGCCATTTTTTCCTCACGGTCTTGAGTTTTTATACGCTTCATTTTCAATAACTGATTAGCCATTTTAATGTTGCGAATTTCACGAATGTCAATTGCATCCTCAAGATTAATATCTCCTTTAGCTAATGCCATTTGTATATTAGCCTCAAGCTGTGCTTTCTGCTCTTCATCAGGTGAAACCTCAATGAATATACCAAAGTCATAAATGTATAGGTCTTTAATATCGTTTAATATAGATACATTATATTTTCCAATCTGATTAGCAAACTCATCTTTAAAGTCTGCATATTCTAAAATATCTGCAATTCTATAAGTTAAAGCCTCAGCTAATGAACGATAAATGTACAAAGAAGCATCCAAGATATGTCTTGTTGCTGTATTTGAATTTAAAGCTGCTAATTTTTGTATACCAACTAATGCGTTAGGGTCAGGAGTAGAACCATCTCTTGCCTCGTTAAGACCCGTTACAGACCTAATCATATCAATGTAGTGGTTCATGTTGGTAATCAACATCTGAGTTTTAGCAGACCCTGAGTTAGATGATAGTTGAGTAATAGGTACTCTTGCATTATTAAAATCACCGTCCTGAGTAAAGCTACGTCCAATTACACTACCTGTTTGGAAGTATAATCTTAAAGCATCTTCAGGATTGTATGCATTACCGGTTCCTAAGTCAATCTCATTTAATCCATCGGCATCAATGAATACACCATCAGGGACAACTCTTGCAATTACTTGTTGGAGTTTTAAGTGTGTAATTTGAATCAAGTCAGCAAATGGTATCATCCTTCTGCATAAAGACTCAATTACTCCTTTGTACATACGTGGAGCACAAGCAACATAATTAGGTAATGCGTGTTGAGATGCAGACTTAGGACGAACCATATTCTCAGACATCTTCCATTCTAATAAGATATTAGTACCCATTACCATGATACCTTCATACCAAACGTCAATAGTCTTTTCAATTTTTTCAAACTTACCCTCTTCCATCATTTCAACAGGAGGATTAAAGTTTTCATCTTTCTCAATAACTCTTGAACCACCACCCTCAAGTATTTTTTTCTTATAAACTACTTTCTTGGTAGACTTATAATTAAAATACATTAATGTACAAGTGTCACGATAAAACAAACTGTTCTCATAAAATTGAGCAACATTGTAATAATCATACCATCCTTGACTGTATTGAGTAATTTCTTGTAAATCTTCTTTGGTTAAAGATTGGTCAATCTTCATTAATTCTGTTAATGAAACAGTCTTAATCTCACCCCAATAAAAACAATCCTTAAAGTAAGGGTCTTCTGTGTAACTATAAACAACATTGGCAGGGTCTACGTATGAAATTTTAACACCTGAACCTTGAAGAAACTCATGTTTTCCAACACCTATACCAACAACTGCAACATCATAATCTATTCTTTTACGAGTATCTTCATAATGGTTTTCATCAAATATTGTATTAATACCTACTTCTTCAGCAATTTCAATAGCAGGTTTATAGTTAAGTTGCATATACAATGATAATTCCTCATCATTTTCAGGCAACTTGTCGGGGTCTATAGTAAATGCATCAACACCTGTTTTATCTTTAATAGTTGTTAATATATCTTTTGAAATCATTTGCCCCTCTAATTCATCTTGATATTTACTTCTTTTAGATTGAGACATTGCATCATGTGCATAAGCCTTAACCTTAAATAATCTATCAGACATACCATTGACAACAATGTCAATAAATTTAGGAAGAATAGGAACCGGAGTCCAATCTAAGTTTAAATAAGATAAATCACCATCAATAGCTAGTTCATTTTTATATTTTGCAATTGATTGTTCACCACGAGCATAAAGTCTAAGTCTACGGAAATCTCTCCATTGACTGTAATATCTACAAGAGCTACCATCTTTTCTGAACCACTCATACTGTATAGCTTGACCCACTTGTAAACCAAATGCATCCGAAGCCTTTTCTGCATCAGTTGCTAACTGACTTGGAAATGAAGTGGAATTTATCTCTATTTTTATGTCGTTTTTCATCTAATCAATTGACTTGTTGTTCCTTCGTTTTTATACTTAGCGAAGTTAATAATTAATTTTGATTCTTTTTTCTCAGGTATGTATAGGTGTTTTTGGTTAGCCATAGATCGG